ATCCGTACCAGATGCCGACATGTGCGACATACGTCCGTACGAAAATATCGCCGTGATACGTCAAGACGATTTGCGCGCGGCTCTCCTTGACGATCGGAACGGGAAGCACCCACATGACAAACGCCTGCGTTGTCGGCGCATTTGCCAGGGAAGACGCAACCGAGACGGACGGAGCAAGATAACTGCCAACCGTTAAGACGTCGTTGAGATCTGTCAGAGATGTGCTCCCGAGGATCTTTGTATCATCATAGATGCCCTGATTTCCGTCAACGCGCTCGTCCATGACGAGGCGGGACGCGCTCACGCATCTCTGACCGTCCGTGCCTGCGATGTCTGTCAGCATGTAGATTGTGCCGCCGACATCGACAAGCGCTTTCGGCTCATCGCCGCCATGATAATGCGACGGTATGCGATACGCTTTTTTAAGGACGTTGTAAGTCGAGTAATCATGCTGCGCGAGATACGCGCCGTTGCTTCCCGTGAGCAGCTGAAGCATCTGGCCATCAATGACAGCCCCCTGCTCAACGTAGAGCGTACCTGTATCCCCGACCAGCTCGGCAATGTCATCTCCAGACGAAAGAAAATGCTTATCCAGCTCCGCGAACGCGCTGTCGTGTACGATACAGATGTCGCCATCCTCGCTGTAGCAGTTGATATAGTAGATATCGCGATCCTCGTCATAGAGGATACTGCGCACGTTCAGCTGCACGGGCAGCGTTACGAACGCCTCAAACGTTAGAGTGTCGGGGTCGATCCTGGCGATCTGGTTATGCCCGTCTCCGCATGCGGCATAGATTTTCTGTGTCTTTGCGTTATAACAAAGACCGCCGCCACTGCCTACTCCGGATATGACCTTTGACATATCGGCAATCGGATTAAAATCCGTATCATATGCCGTGAGAACTATATCTCCGGAATCTTCCACGCCTGAATATGTCGTGCCGTACGCCACAACGATCCTGTCGTTTGCGGAATCGTAACATGCCCCGCGGAGCGTGTAATCCCTCGTGTTATCGGAAGAGGCGTTAAACTGCATGACCATCCGCTCGATGGGCGCGCTAGATCTGAGTTCCTTGCTCACAATCAGCGGGCTTAACGTATATGTCCCGCCGTTATTAATTACAATGCTGTCGTCCGACCAGATCGGAGCGCTGAGCTTATACGATGCCGGCGGGACTACTACCTTGTGGCCGCTTGCCAGCGCCGCCTCAAATGCTGCCTTATCGTCTGTCGTTCCGTCAGCCTTCGCGCCATACATCTGAGGAGTGACAAATCCCGTGTCATACGCCGCTGCGTCGCCTGAGCCATTGAAACCGAGAAACCGCTGAGGGATCCCGGTCGAAGCGAGGGAAGATGCAAGCGCCTGAAGCGTCTGCGGCATGCCCTCAATGTTCTCGACCGCATGAACAACATTATCAACGGCCGTGTTTGCCACGTTCTGGGCGTTCGATGCAGCTGTCTGCGCGGCCTGTGCTGCCGCTGTTGCGTTCTCGGCCGCAGTGACCGCGCTCTCAGCTGAGGCCGCCGCTGCATTCGCCCGAGCTGTGGCATTTTCTGCTGCTTCTCTGTTGCGTTCGACGTAACTTATAAGGCTCTCAGACTCATGGCCGCCCATGTTCACCGGCGACCTCTCGACATCGATTATGAAGTTCGCCGTGGCCTTCTTCATTCCCGTCCGCTCGAAGACAAGCTCCGCTATGGCTTTCCCCGGTGCCGCCGTCATCTGCTCCTTGATGTCGACTATGACACGCCCGCCCTCGTTCATTCCGAGAGCTACCGGATCAGAATATACATTTCCGTCAGCCTTCAGGATGTTGATTGTGACTTCCGGGACGCCAGAAGTCTGATCGAAAATAGTGTCTCCCTCGCGAATGTCAAATACCCACTGCCCGCCAAACTCGCCCTCATTTGCGTGCACGATCTGCACCGCGTTCTCATAATTGGGCACCGTGTTGAGTTTATATACGATCATGTGTCACCTCGCTGCTGATGCATACTCCTGCATCAGATCCCTAAGCGTTTTGTTGAGTGTCTTCTTGATGGTCCCCAGGCTCATAGATGTATACTGCTCCTTGATGACGTCCCAGACGAGCTTAACGACCTTAACATCCTCGGATATCCCGAGGGGCTGATATATGACTTTTACTGTGTCGCAGAGCCCGATATGTCTTTGTGGCAATCTGCCGACATACTCCGCCATCTTCGAAAGTTCGTAGCCCGTCAGGGTGATGTTCGTGCTGATGTTCCACGGCTTCTTTTTTTTCTCGCTGTTGTTCTGTGCATCAGCTTTCGTCTCGAAAACGGTGTCCTGCTTCATTTTGGCTGTCAGGTCGATCAACTTGTAGTTCGGCAGGATCCGGACAGGTGACTGGTCGCTCCCCATCCAAAAATAAGGCTTGTACTGCAAATTATTGTCATAAGTCGAGTACGCCACCATGCCTGTATACGTCTCGGCGCTGGATGTCTCCCCGGTGATGTCGCCGATATTGACGCCGTACCGGTAAACAACTCCGGAATTCTGGCCGCGTTCCGTAAGAAACTCGACCTTCCAACGATCATACCTGACCTCTCCATATCCGATCTCATCCGCAATCGATCCCTGCACGCCCTGGATATAATCGCGCAGCCTGACAGGCGTCTTAATATTTGTCTGGATGGGGTCCTCTATGTCCGTGTAGTATGTCAGCACGGAAGCGTGTTCAGGATAGTTATAAACGCGCGTTCCGTTATCCAGATAGCTATAGCCGATAATGGAATTTTTAAACTGTGCAAATCTCTGCATTACCGTAAGCTCGTTTTGCATCATGCCGTTGATATACAGCCCGCAGTTGATCATTCCGACATGCTTTGCGAAGATCTTCATCGTCTTTATGCCGCGCTTGACCTTGTAGATGACAAAGGGCTGCACGCGCCCGGTGTCGTCATAAGGAGCGCCGATATAACGGTATTCACAGATCGCATCGGCCCTTATCCCATTTGTTGGATATTCTGCCTCAAGCAGACAATCGCCGTTCCGTGATTCTGTGACTTTGCAGCTGATGATATCGGTCATGCGTCCGAGGCCGTTTGATGTAAATGCCAATTCCGTAAAATCAAAAAGCTTTGGAATCATATCATGTACCACCTCGGATAGAATTCGAATTCGCCGTGCAAGCTCCTGACCGTAACGGTCTTTCTGGCCGGAATGCAGAGCGTCTTATACTCATTCGGGAAGCTCTCAATGATCGCTCCGTTCGCGCCGGCAAGGAGCCCCGGAAACTGACAGGTAGCCTCATGAATTTCGGCATCGTACTTAATGTCGTTATCGAGATAATCATATGCTGAGTCGCTGACCTTGAATTTGATTTCACCTATGACGCTTTCCAGATCGTCATACACGCCGATCTCATGCCGCTCGCTGTCCCTTATCTTTGCGATTATGACAGGATACGCATCATAGCTTGTTGGATTCGACAGGATAATTTCTTCTCCATCTGTTATGATCCGCGGGACATCACCGTCAATGAGGTACTTTTGCGGCATTGCCTGAAACTTCAAATCGAAACGTCCTGACCTGTTGAGTGTCCTGACTTCCGGCTCCAACGGGCTGAGCGCCCTGGCCATCCGGTAGTATTTCGGATGATAGCTGTCGGTCAGTTTATAAATGTTATCCGTGTGGGCGTTCCACCATTCGGTGAATGCATCCCATTTCTTATCAAATCCCCGTGAGATCCACGCCGGGTAAACAATGTCAACGTGACTCCAGGAGCCGACATAGGTTATCAGCCGGCCGGGTCTGCCGGGCACCTCAACAGTCTCGATCTTCCGTTGAGGAGTTACCCAGGACCCCGTCCCGCTGATGTTGACACCGAAGTCAAGCGAGCATTTTGAGTCATAATTAAAGTATCCCATCACTTGCCTCCGATCATGTCGTTAATCTTGTCAATTACCATGTCTGCAAGCTCTTCCTCATCCTGCCCCGGAGCGCCGTAGACATTAACGGTAAATCCGCCGTAATTGTTTGTCGGACCAGCTCCGGCGAGTGCCGGCAGATATGCGCTGTCTCCACTGCTGAGGATTGCCCCGGTCTTTCGATACAGATCTAATGCTCTAGATCTCTTTGAGACCGACAGCGGAATAACAACCTCCGGCTGATTTCCTTCAGCCAGGAAAGAGAGCTGTTCCTGTGTGACAAATCCGCCTGCTGCGTGTCCGGATACCTTGCTGACGATTTCCTGCACGGTACGCGTGACATTCTGCACGACATGAACAACGGCGGTCATCGGTCTGCTCAAAATGCTCTGCATGGTCGACCATGCGGAGCTTGCCGCGCTGGCGGCATTGTTGACGCTTCCGACATTACCGTTCATTGGGCTTGCAATAATCGGGACCATAGACCCGTGTGCCGCGCTTGCCGCAGGCGGACCGCCATTGACAGCATTAATCTGACCCTGCATTGGCTGCACGATGATCGTGTTCATGTTCGCCTTTGCTGTGGTAGCCGCGGCGTTGCCGCCGTTGACCGTGTTGACATTTCCGGTCATCGGCTTGGAGATGATATTACTCATCTGCGACTTGGCTTTACTTGCTTCCTGCGTTGTCCGCTGTACCGGTCCGACTTTGCTTTGGAGCTTCAACGCCTGGAAAATCTGCTGCATGCTGTTGATTCCGCTCGTAGCTTCCGCCTCCGCTCCTGCCGTGTCTACGGTCGGTTTGATCGGCTCTGCACTGATGGCATGTATCTTATCAACTGCCGACTGCCTCAGCGCTTCCATCTGCGCTTCAGCCTGCGCGGTCGTTTCCGCCGTTGCGGCCTGAGCTGTAGCGCCGGCTTCATTCGCCGCAGTTCCAACACCCGCATAAGCTTCCGCCGCCTTGTCGATCGCTTCAGGAGTTCCTTCGGCCGCGATCTTCATTGTTTCGTCAAGGCCTTCGACCTGTGCATCTGCCTCCGCTGCCGCGGCTGATGCTTTCTCGTAAGCACTTGCCGCCTTATCAAGTTCTGCATTATAGCGTTCTTGTGCGGCTTTAGCTTTCTGCTGTCTCTCTATGCCCGCGCCGGTCGTCGCATCCGTTGCAGTGAGTGCGGATTGTAATTCTTCCTGCGCGGTCTTCGCATTCTTGACCGCTTCGGTATAGGTGTCTTCAGCCTTCGTTAATGCTTGATGTGCCTCAGCCTGACCTTTCAGGGCATTGGCGTAATCAGCCTGGAAAGCCTGCTGTATAGCCTGCTCTTTGAGTTTTGTGATATTGTTGTCGATCGCGCTGTTGATCTCTTCCAGCGCGGCTTTCGAATTTTCTGCCTGGGCAATAAATTCCGTGGAGTAATCCGTGCCCATCGCGGCATTGAGCTCATTGAGCGCAAAGTTTGCGGTCTGCTCCATACCTTCTTTCAGGTTGCCCTCGGCGTCATAGCAGGAATTGAGCATGTCCTGATAATAGGACAACCCTGACGCGGCTGTCTGGATACCCGACGCGCTTGCTTCTATCGCGGATCCGACACCGTCAACGTGCTGAGCGGCCGCATCCGCAGCGCTGGCCACTTCTGAGACGCGGTTAGAAAATTCAATCTGCTCTTCTGTCGCTTCTCTTGATTTCGCGCCGGCCACGGCCATAGCTCCACCAAGCGCCGCCAAAGGAAGAACGACCGCGCCGGCTGCCAGTCCGATTCCAAGCGTGCTGGTGGACAGATATGCACCCATACCACCCGCGGCCTCGACCGCACTTGTAAATTCGCCGACTTTCTTTGCGACCGTACCAACTCCGCTCACGACCTGCCCGGTCGCTGTCACGACTTTGCCGAAAACGGAAATGCACGGTCCTGCCGCCGCTGCAACTGCCGCCCACTGCACAACGCTCGCTTTCTGTTCCGAGCTGAGGGCATTGAATGCAGAGGTTGCCTCTGTGACCTTGTTAAATCCCGCCTCGATCGCCGGAGCAAATTCCGTAAGGATTGCCTGACCAGCTTCGATGCCTGAATTTTTTATCCGGTTGAC